ATGTAGAGCCTGTGTGAAAGCATAGGCTCTTTTTAAATGAAAGGAAAATCAAATGGAAATTAATTTATTATTACTACTTATTATTGGAATTTTATTAATCGGACTTGTGCGAATGAAATGCAGGAATAGTTTGTATTCAATTTCGTTGGGAGCTCTGATGAATTATATGGATGATGAAGGATTAACTCCTTTTGATGAACTGACTCCTGAAATGAAGTCTATGTACATCAGAGAAGAAATTGCTTCTATGAGAGATGGAAATTTATTATAAAGACATAGAAAAAGACACCCACTGTAATTAGTGAGTGTCTTCTCTCATGGGTGAATTTATTTAATTAAATTCACAGTGATGATTGGATTAACCCGTTAAAGGGAAGATTCCCAATCGGGATAAGTGCAAAGTATTAATCTCCTTGTGACCTCCTTTTACTATCCTTTAATCATCATTCAAATTCCTGTAAGATGCCCATTCTTACTGAATTTGGTTTAAAGTGGTTGAGTGTAATGCTCCTTAACTTTGTTTGCAAAATTATAATAACACATAGGGTCATTTGATTCAATAATTTTGGATTAAAAAGTAATAGTCTTTATACTATTTTCGTCTAATCTATCATGTGGGTTTTATTATAGTCAATCCGGCACACCGTTGGGCATTAGAGTGTGTAGATGTTATGAATCTAGCATAAAGTCTTATACTTTTTCTTGTCTTTAAGTATCGTTATTTATGTAATAAATAAAGCACTAATCCTACGATAGTTGCAACATTAGCTGCTGCACCTAACATGTCAAACAAAGTTTGGGTCATGGCTCTGTCCCACTTTCTACCACAATCCCTTCAGACATCGTATAAAATACGACAATTTATTATATGACAATAACTTCCAAAAGTAAAGAGTAACTTTTAAGTTTGTACATCTTACAGGATAATTTTTTAGAAAGGAGACTTTATGTATTCAAATGCAATAAGTTTTACTTATAACAATAAAAGTCTATCGGACTTTTCACATAAAATGATCATCGGGTATATTGATAAATCTGAAGATTCATTCGGTCTTGATAGAGAGATCGTAAGCGGTTCAACTACTATGAATCGTAATATCTATCATGCTTATAATACAAAATATTCGGGAAAACTTGGATTTCAGATTACTCTTTTTCATGAGGATCAGAAACGATTTACTGAGAATGAAGTATCTGAAGTCACTAGATGGTTAACAAGTCCTAAGAGCTATAGAAAATTAGAGCTTTATGGCTGTGATGGCAGCAAGAATGATGTCGTTTATTATGCCATTGTTACTAAAGTTGCTCCTGCTCTTGCTGGAGGAATTGCTGGCTTAAAGATTGACTTTGAGTGTAATGCACCATATGGATTTGTAGAAAAAGAAAGCAATTTATTTGATTTAACAAACAAACTAGAAACACCTAATCATAATGGATCTTTAGTTCTTGATTGTGGATCAGATGAACTGGAACAATATGTTTATCCTATTATTGAAGTTGAAAGTCCTGAGCTTTGGACTGATCTTCAAATTACAAATCATTCAGATAATAACAGCACGATGCATTTATGGGACACAAAAGGTAACTATGAGATTAATTGTCAGCATCAAGTTATTAAATTGAATGGAAAAGGAATTGTATTATCAAATGTGTTCAAGATGGACACTGTGCAAAAATTATATTGGTTACGACTTGTTCCAGGAGAAAATAGAATTGAAATTACAGGTCGTTGCAAAATAAAAATCAAGTGGCTCGAACCTAAGAAGGTTGGAGCTTTTTAAATTCAGAAAGGAGGCGTGAGAGTGAATTGGAATTTATAAAAGACATTTTCAATCGTACAGAGCCTTATGATTTTTATCTAGTAAATCCAGAAGGCAAGGCAATTTGCGCCTTAAATAGCATTGACACTTCTACTACTTCTCTCACTGCTACTCTTAATGATAGATGGGAATTAAGTTTTAGTGTAGAAAAGTATATTGATGTCAACAATGATGCAAATTTTGTCTTATCAAATGGATATGAATATCTAGATAAAGGAATGGAAATTTATATAGATCATATCGGATACTTTGTGATCACTGAGGTCCCTAGTGTTCAGTTTGATGGATATTCAGAGATGAAAACTGTCAAAGCTGAATCTTGCGATGTTGAGCTAGAGAATAAAGATTTAGTTACTTTCTATGTTAATACAGGAAAAACAGGAAGTAAAGAATATACTGCTGATGGGAATGTTATCGAAGATAAATTAACAGGTAATAAAATCTTAAAGCGCTATGTTGCTTTATATGATCCTGATAATCGTCAGTTAAGTTTATTAGATTTAGTTCTTGAAAACTTGCCGGGGTGGTCTGTTGGACATGTCGATGAATCTTATATTGATGAAGAGGGAAATACCAAATGGCTTATTCCTTATAAGAGACAAAATGAGAACGGGGAAGATGAATGGTTTTTCGTAAGAGGTACATTTGAAGAAGAGTCTATTAATGTTTATGCTTTCTTAACTCAGAAAGTAGCACAAGCTTATAGATGCGTGTTCACATTTGACATATTAAATAGGAAGATCAATTGTTATCATATCAGTCAACTTGGTAAAGATACAGGTATTTCTCTAAGCACAACAAACTATATTGATTCTTTAAGTGTAACCGGGGCAACAAATGATGTCTATACACAGTTTAATGTGGCCGGTGGAGAGAATCTTGATATTAAATATGTAAACTTTGGTGAAATTACCATTGACAATTTATCATATGTTCTTAAAGAACCATTGGTTTCTAAGGATCTGATTGACAAATATGAAGCTTATTTGAAATATAGAGGAACACATTGGGATAGCACCAAGAATGAAAAAGTAACTTATACTCTTGATGATGGAACTTCAAAAGAAATGACTCGTAGAGAGTATTATTCTTATCTCACTAGAATGTGGGGCAAATACAAGAAAGTTGCTGATGAAATTAAAAGTCGTGTTCCTAATGATGGTTTAAAAACTGATTGGGATACATTCAAGGAAGATGAACTTCAAAAGCAACTTGACATCTATATAGATGCTGTTAATTTCATTTTATTAGAGTATGGTTATGCTAAAAAGAATGAGAATGGTGAGCCCATTAAAAAAGAAGATGGCACATATGAGACCATTTTAACAGGTGATGAATTACAACTTCAGATGCGAAAAGATGGTTGCTGGTATACTTATACTGCTTATGTTGATGGAGTTATTCCTAACATTAAGATTGCCATTGATAACATTTACAAGTCTGATGACGATAAGGTAAAGCCGATCGACAAGTGGGAAACTCAGTGGGAACTATATGGAGTTGATGAGCTAAAAGTTAAAATCAAGATGTACCAAAATTCTATCGATACCTTGGCTAAAGAAGGATACGACAAGCCTTATGAAGTTTCTGAAAATGATACAGACTATTATAAAGAATATCAGGAGTATGTTCAGAAATTAGCTGATGCAAAAGCCGCTCTTGAAGAAAGAGAAAAAGAATATAAAGAGGCAAGTGATAAGGTTCAAGCACGATTAGACAAAAGAACAGAAATATACAATGATTGCAATTTAAAAAATAATTCTAAATTTGGTTTTATTGACAAAGATGGAAATCTTAACTCAGAGGGCCAGACAATTCTCAAATTGTATGTATCAACTGATTATGTAAATGAGAATTATTTGATCACAACTCTTGATGATATCGAAACTTATGTTGATCGAGCTGAAGATTTATATCAGGCTGCAGTTAAGGAATTGTCTTCACAGGCCCAGCCACAATATATCTACTCTCCTCAGATTGAGAATCTATTATGTGATGAGAACTTCTCTCCTTATTTAGATCAATTGGTTCTTGGAGATTATATTTGGTTAGAAATTGACGATGGAAATGAATTCGGTGGGCATGGTAATTTAGAGAAATTCAGATTGTACACATTTAGTTTCAATCCTAAAGACCCATCTGAAAAGTTTGAAATTTCGTTTACCAATATGATCAAGTCTCAAGCAAAGAGAGATGATGAAGTATTCTTGTTAAATTCTTCTACAAAGCACAATAGAAATTCTATCACTTCTACTGCTTACACTGGAGTTGATGAAAGTATCAATGCAATTCTTACTCCAGAACTTCTTAAAGCAATCACAGGACAATTAACTACATCTGTTGGCTTTGGTAACGCTGTTGGGAATATGGTTGAGTATATCAACAGTCAGCCTAACAGTGTTTTAAATATCACAGCGAATCAAACAAATGTAAATAAAATTGTTGGTACTGAGGGAGACTTTGAGAAATTCTTCTCTAAGTATATTGATGCCGATTATATTTCTGCCAGAGTTGTCATTGGAGATGTAGGTGAATTTAAAAATTTATCTACTGAAGTGGCGAATATCAAAAGTGCAATCCTAGGTACTTCTTCTACAGAAACAGGTATTGTATTCAACTTATCCTCAGCAAATGCTAAGTTTGACAGTGCATGGATCATAAACGGAATCGCAGGGAAAATGACGATCGGTGACTTAGCCGCAGGCGATATTACAATCTCTGATACAATGCGTATCTTATCCGAGAACGGAAACTTTATTATGAACGGTTCTGCCATGCAATTCTTAGATACGGAAGGTAATGTTGGAATCCAGATTGGTTATGATACAAACAAGAATCCTAGCATTATTATCAAAGACGATAAAGGTGCAACGATCATGACAAGTCAAGGCATTACTAAGGATGCGATTGCTGATGGATTGATTGTAAATAATATGCTTGGAGATAAATCTGTTTCTAAAGATAAATTAAGCTTTTCTACTGTTGAAGCGAACGCTCAAGGTGGTATTGATATTAGTCAGATCTATGATGGTAAAGGTGGTTTATGGGGAGTTGAATATACGACCTTTAAGGAAAGTGTGAATAGTACACTTGATGATTTCGATTCTCAAATGAATGAGATGGGTTATAATATCATTCTTACTTCTTCTACAGGAGCAAGGCTTGGTGTGGACGGAACATCTACATTGAGTATCACATTGACAAAAAATGGTACAGATGTAACAAACGAATGGTCAGAAAATCACTTTGAATGGTGTAGAAAATCATCTGATTTAGATGGAGATACTTATTGGAATGAACAGCACTCTGGTATGAAAAGTGTTGTTGTAAATAGACAAGATATTATGAATGGAGCGACTTTTGGTTGCTCTTTTGTTGTTGATGGAGAAACATTGGCAACTACTTTAAATTAAGGAGGAAAATTATATGGGAAAAGTGCTTGCCTATGGCGAGATTACAATTACAGACCTAACAGATGGGAAGCAGATACAAGCATATGTGACATCGAACCAACCAAATTTTGTATCATACGATCCCAATACAACTACAAAATATAACCCTGACTGGTCAGCAAGTAAATTGGTACTTACGCCAGTCATTTTTATTGATAATAAACAGGTGTCATTAACTCAGACTGGGCTAAGCATTACTTGGCAGAGAAAGGTTGGATCAGCAGCATCTACAAATATTGTCACAGGAGAAAATGTATCTAGTGGAGTGTTAAGTGTTAGCAAAAGTATGTTAGTACCGAATAGTTCAGAAATGATCACTTATATTTGTAGTATCGCTTATACCGATCCAGACACACAAATTAAAGCAGAAACAAGATGTCAGATGTCCTTTACTCTGGTGAAACAAGCTACTGAATTATCCGACTGTAGCATTACTGGAGATACGACATTTAAATACAATGGAGATGGAGCAATTACTTCTGCTTCTTCTATCACATTAACTGCTGTGTTAACAAATACTTCTGTAAAACAATGGCAATATAAAAAATCAGATGGGACATTCGCTGCTTATCCTAGCGCTGGCACAACTACTACTCTTACTGTAAATCACAATGATGCAGTGTTTGTAAATGATGTGGCAGTTATTAAATTACTTACAAATGATGATAATGTTTATGATATTCATCAGATTGTTAAGTTAAGGGACGGAGCGGCAGGTAAGGATGTTTATAGTTGTGTATTAAGTAATGATACACAATCTGTGCCTTGTAACGCCAATGGCGGATTATATAGTTCATCTCTTACAGGTGCTGATACTACAATTACTATCTACAAAGGTGGAGTTGACGACTCAGCAAACTGGACTATCAAAGCTACTCCAAGTAATGGTATCACAGGTACATGGGATGGAGACACAAGAAAATATACTGTTACAGGAATTACTGTTGATTCTGGCTATGTTGAATTTGTATGTACTAAATCAGGTCAGGCAAATATTACAAAAAGATTTTCTTTAAATAAAGACAGATCTGGTAGTGATGCAACTATTTATCAGGTAACAGCTGAAAGTAATATTCTTAAACTAAATGCTTCTAATGTACTTAGCCCAGCACAGGCTAAGTTCAGTGCCTATAAGAGAATTGGAAATACTACAGCTGCAACAGCTTATTCTGGTAGATTTAAAATCTCTGAAAGCACAGATGGAAATACGTATACAGTGAAATACACATCAAGTTCTGATCAAACTAGAGTTGACTATACACCTTCTAGTACGGCTATTAAGACAATCAAAGCAGAATTATATGCTTCTGGCGGTACAACTACATTATTGGATACTCAGACCGTAACAATTATTGCGGATGGTAAAAATGGTGGGAATGGTAAAGATGGTACTTCTGCTGTAAGTACAGTTCTTGGGAATTACAGCGAAGTAATTCCTTGCAACCCTAATGGAACTGTCAGTGCAGCTAAAGATATTACAATTCCATATTCTTGCTATAAAGGGACAACAAGAATTGCAGGTAAGGCTACTGTAGGAACATTACCAAGTGGAATAACTGTAAAATCCAATACAGATGCAACTGCTTCTGCTGAAGGATCAATTATTTTAACTGTTGCGAATGGAGCTTCTTTAGCAAATGCCATGAGTGGAGATATTACTATTTCTATAGTTGCAGAAGGATTAACAGCTACACACAAATTTAATTGGAGCAAAAATACGAAAGCCACAAATGGTGTAAATGCTATATTATTCCAAGCTTATGCACCTAACGGAAATCATATTATCAATGATAGCAACACGGTTTTATTACAAACAACATTAACAAATGGTACAACCACTGTAACTTCTGGTGTTACATATCAATGGAGTAAATATGTTAGCGGAGCTTACCAAAATATCGCAAGTGCTACATCTGCGAATTTAACAGTAACGCCCAGCATGGTAGATTCTGTTGCTTCGTTCAGATGTAATGCTGTTTATAGTAGTAAGACATATTCTGCATATGTCAGTGTTATTGATCAGAGTGACCCATGTTCAATTAATGTATTGAGTTCTTTAGGGGATCAATTGATTAATGGACAGGGTGCAGGCGCTTTATATGTAATCGTTACAAGAAACGGAAAAGAAATTGATACATTGAAATCTACAACATTCTCTACTTCTGCTCCTACAAAGCCTGCGAGTGGGGATTTTTATTATAAGGTAGATGCTTCTGCTAAAACAGTTACTTTAATGAAATATAATGGAACAGCTTGGTCAGCGGCTACTGGTAACGATCTTCCAAAATATACTTACAACTGGACTCGAAGAGATAAAAAAGGGGTGGAATTGGACACAGCTTCTAATTATGCATCTGGGAAAGCAATTTTCTTAGATTCATCTGTTGTAAATGGGAAAATGATTTTCGGCTGTGAAGTTGTTGATGATAGTGAATAGGCAATAATGTCAGGGCGTACATTATTGTCTTTTTTAATGTACGCCTAATTATCGTTAAGGAGGAAATATTTGAATGGGTAAAACTTTAGGCTATGGTGAGATTACTGTTGCTAATATGACAGAACCATTTACAGTCATGTTAACAAACGAAGCACAGCAATTTGCTACAGATTCAAATAGAAAAGTAACTTCCGCACAAAGTTACTATACAGACATTATTGTTATTCGTGGTAGTCAGGAGCGGACTGATTACACAATTGGGAATATCACTTCTGGTAGTGGGATTACTGTCAGTAAGAGCAGTAAAAGAATTACGTTTAGCGTTAGTGCTGGTACTACTATCGGAGCCGATACGGGAGTAATCGAGATCCCTATTACACTTGATGGGCAGACTGTTAAGAAACAGTTTTCCTGGAGTTGTGGGAAACAAGGACCTCAGGGTGTTAATGGTGAAGACGGAAGTAATTTTGCTTGGAATATGTTAAGTGAAACAAATTGTGGTAAAAAACATTGGGGAACAGAGTCTTCTGGCGGAAAATATTCTGTTGAAGATTTTATTACAGAAGATAATATCGATGCTGTAAAACTAATTTGTACTGAGGCTATATCTACATCAAATTGGTCTTATGTTTCATTTAAAGATATTAAGATGTTGAAACAACTGAAACCATCTACAAAATATACATTAAGTTACGATATTAAAGCAAACAGATCAGGAGCTATAAGTCACTCTATATGTAAAGGAGATGTAAGTAATTTTTGCACTAATACTGTCGTTGTAAACAATATAATTGGGAATGAAACGTGGCAACACATCTCAGTAGTTTTAACTACGAACGATTTAAAAACAACACCTACAAACGAAATTCTATATCTAGGCAGAAATGCTTTAAGTAAAGTAGGTTATTCTATCATCAAAAATCTCAAACTAGTTGAAGGAGATATCGACACTCCTTGGAGTCCATCTCAATCAGATATCGAAGGAAAAGGCGTTGTAGAAACAGTTCAATACTACTTAGCAACATCTCAAGCCTCTGGAGTAACTTCTTCTACTTCTGGTTGGAGTACAGACATTACAACTCAAAAACTAACTGCTGATAAAAAGTATTTATGGAACTGTTATCAGACAAAATATAGTGATGGCACGAGTGAACCTATCAGCACACCTAAGGTTATTGGTGTATATGGAGATAAGGGTCAAAATGCCAAAAACCTCTCTATCACACCTTCATCTCAATATTTCAAGTCTACAGATGGTGGTAAAACATTTGCACCAAACACAATCACAATCAAACCTACTATTCAAGGAGAAATCAGCTTTGGTAAATGGCAATACAGTATTGATGGTGGAATTAGCTTCGCTGATGTTGTGAGTGAACAGAAAGGCTTGATGGTCAGTAATAATGTGTTGACTGTTAGCAAAGATAGTAGTTTATACAGTGATGCTGTTACTATGGTCACTTTCAGAGCTGTTGCTAGTGATAGTAGTTTTTATGATACGTGTAGTATTGCTAAGATTTATGATGTGAGTGATATTGGTGATGGTAGGAATTTATGGATTACTAGAGATAATATTACATTACAAGCTTGTGAAAAAGATAAATATATATATACAACGACTGGTACTTCAGCTGTTTGCATTGGAGCCACTGGTAGTTCGGTGGGTACAAACACTATTGCGTTACAGACTGGAACTAAGTATACAATTTCATTCGTAATCAGTTCTCCATCTGAGGTAGGCAATGCTCAGTGGTATTTTTGCACTGCGTTAAATAGCACAGGTGTTAAAAATTATGGTGGATATGGTGTAAAATTAGTTACAGGCGAGAATATTGTTAGCCAAACAATTACTGTAGATACTTCTTGTGATACAGCTGGGTTAGTCTTGTATAATCTTCCAACTGGTTGTGTTATTAAAGACATTCAAGTAGAAAAGGGTTCTTCTCCTACTGGTTGGACACCTGCTCCAGAAGATGTCCAAATAGCGATTTTATCTACCAAATCAGAGATCTCTGATGTGAGTTTAAAGGTGGATAAAAACAAGCAGGCTATTGAACAAAGAGTGGAAAAGACTACTTATCAGCAAGATTTGAACTTGGTTAAGGGTGATATTAGCAAAGCGAATGAAGGACTGAATAAGTGGAGATATGAGATTTATCCTAAGAGTTTGTTTGCAAGTGAATATCAAGGCAAGAGTACAATGGATGTATTTGCTAAGAATACAAATCTTACACCTAGCCAGAGTGTGTTGATTAATGATACGGATTTTGGGAAAAGCTTTGCTTACGGAGATAACTATATTGGCTACGCTCTTACTTTTGTGAAGTTCTCTGCTGCTAAAAGTGTTGCGATTACATTTAAGCATGACGATGGAGCACATTTGTACTTAAATGGCAAATTAATTGGCGGAGATGATACATGTAATACTGGTAGTGGGGAATCATTAACGCTTAGTTTTATCCAAGGTTGGAATTGTCTTGAGGTAGTTTTAAATGAAAAATCTGGTGGTGAATATATTGGATTAGGTACTACTATTTCTGCCATTTCAGAATGTCAACTCATGAACTGTTACTACGGTACACCTGTTGCTAGACAGTCTCACATTACAAATCAACTGGTAGAAAATACGACCAATATTAAGGGTATTAGTACGAAAGTCAGTAAGGTCACGAGCGTAATTGGTGAGGACGGTAAGAATTTTACTGACTTTAAGAATGACTACAGTGATTTTAAGCAAACAATGAATGGATTTAAAACGACTGTTGGTCAAACTTATGTGACTAAGGATGATTTTAATGGACTTGAGATTGGTGGAAGAAATTTATTGCTGTATTCTCAAACTATTAGAGTACATAATAATTATTATGGTGTTAGTTATTTAATAGACGAAGTCGAAACATTTAACGGATGCCCTGTATGGTCGGTTAAAGATCAATGGGGAAAGTTGGCGTGGTCGTTCAAATCACATGTTATTGATAGAGGATTAGTTAAAGTTGGAGATACATTGACATACTCCTTATACGCCAAAACAAATAACGCATCTGGAAAAAGCATTAGTTGTTCGTACCGATTCAAAGGAAACGCACAGGCTTATTGGTTCAAAGGTTCAGCTTTTAATATTGGTACAAGTTGGGCAAGATATTCTGCCACATTTACAGTTACAAAAGATATGTTGGCAACTGATACATATATGAACGAAATTGGATTCGAAGAAACAGTTTCTATGTCTGGAGACGATAAAGTTTACTTTGCATGTCCTAAACTTGAGCGTGGAACAAAAGCAACCGATTACACTGAAGCTCCTGAAGACGATAAAATTAACGGTCAGAACTTAGTAAGTAATCTTCCTTCTAATTGGGAGCAAGGAACTGTCTCAGAAAGTTCTGCTGTTGGAACAACATATGCCAACACCAAAAGTTCTAACGCTGATACCATTCGTCCAAAAGAATTAATTCCTGTCCATGGAGACATTACGATTTCAGCTGCTTATTCAAATCAATCTAAGAAACCTATTAGACATTGGATTGCTGCATATGATATTAATAAAAATTATCTTGGACAAGATTATGTTTTATGTGCGTGGAATGACTTCCCACAAACTCTTAATATGAAGGATGCTAAATATATAGCCATTATGGTTGGTTATACTGATGGTTCACCCATTGCTCCTTCTGACATTTCACAAATCTGTTTAAAGATCGAACGTGGTACTTCTGCTACACCATTCACATTAGCACCAGAAGATGTAAATGGAAAGATTGTTAATGTAGAAACTATTGCTAATCAGACCGCTAATAAATTTGAGTGGATTGTTAAAAGCGGAGATAGTTCTAGTAATTTTACTTTAACTGATCGTGTTGCTGATCTTGTCGCTGAGAGGATTAACTTCAAGGGGTTGGTTACTTTTAGTGGGTTAAGTACTGATGCTAAAAATGAAATTGGAAAAGTAGCACAGAGTAAAGTCGATGGTTTAGAGGTTGGTGGCAGGAATTTATTAGTTCAAAAAAATATCACAGAAGGCTATTTGTCTACAGATGGTAAAGGAAGTTTTATTGGTTCTGGCGGTGGAGATCAAACTAGTGATTGGATAGATGTTTCAGGAAATAAATATATAACAGTTACTCTATATGAAGATTTTACAAACACAAATAATTCAGGAAGATATTGTGAGTATGATGCCGATAAAAATTGTATAAATACTGTTGTTTATAATCCAAGACAAAAAAGCAGTATTATTATAGAACTGAAAAGCAATACAAAGTATATAAGAGTTACTGCAATAGAATGCAAAACACGAAGGTATAAGATTGAAGCAGGAAACAAAGCCACAGATTGGACTCCTGCTCCTGAAGATGTTTCTCAGGATGCAACTAATAAAGCAAGTCAAGCTTTAACAGATGCCGAAAACTACTCTTCTAATGCAGTTAACTGGGTAGCTAGCAATGGTTCATCAACAACAAGTCTTAATTCAATGGTTAAAAAATGGACAGATGGAGCAGTAAGTGACACTACGCAGATTAATGGTGGATGGATTAAAGCAAATACTATTACTGCTAGTAAGATTGCTGTTGGTGATTTTACGAACTATTGCCAATTAGATAAAGACACCGCATCTTCTTATGGTTTTACAGCTACAGATGATACAAAAGGCGTTTGGTTTACTGCTAGTCCGATAGATAGAGATAAGCATATTTCTCAATGGTTTACATGTGAAGGTGGTCAAAAACTATATGTAGAATATGATTTATCAACTACCGTGAAAGGTAAAGTTGAGGCTTCTGATACCGACATTTCTTATTTAACGTCTGGAATTATGATATATGCAGCCAATGGTGCCAAGCAAATTGTTTCATATACGAGATCCAAAGGCGTAACGGCTACATCAGACGGGGCAATTACACATGTTAGTTTAGTTGAAACATTGCCAGCTGACACAAGATTTTTTAAGGTTGTCTTACAAACTAATGGGCAAGGAAATACATTTTCTGGCACATTAAAGATTCGTAACCCTCAAGTTAGAAAAGCTACAACTGGTAAACTTATCGTAGACGGTTCTATCACAGCCGATAAAATCGCAGCTAATGCTATTACAGCAGATAAAATCGCAACAGATGCCATTAAATCTCACAACTACATCTCTTCTGGTGGTACGCAGGGATCATTTTTGAATCTGAAGGATGGCAGCTTTACAGCCCCTAATTTGAGTTGGGATTTAAATGGTAATTTGATTGCCAAGAATGCCAACTTAAGTGGTGAGATTACAGCTACGAAAGGTAAGATTGGTAAATACACTATTACTGATCAATGGTTAATTACTGGTTCTGGTTCTACTGCGAGTGGTTTTGGTGGAAATCAGGCTTTCTGGGCAGGAAGTAGTAGTTCCAATGATGCTCCTTTCCGAGTTGGCTATAATGGCAAATTATATGCTAATGGTGCTACTATTTCAGGTGATATAACCGCTACGACTGGCAAGATCGGTGATTTAACACTAAAGGATGGAATACTGACAGGCACTGGAAGTTATAGTGAACCTTATACCGAAGATGATGATGGTACAGTAACCTCTACCATTACAACCAACTATATTACAAAACTGTTTGGTAAGGGATTAACTATTGATTCAACAGTTAAATATTCAGACGAGGACGATGTTTACTCCTATAAGGTAAGTGTCTTACCTGATGAAATTTCTTTTACAGACGGAGAAGAAATAGGTATGTTGGGCGCAGGTGGATTACAAATCTTGCAAGTTAACGACAATTCTGATAGCTATAGTAGCGAAGCTAATGAAGTTTCGTTATCAAGCGGCGCTTCTAATTTCTATTACACTACCCCTGTTAATCAGACTACCGACAAATACTTGCATGTTTGTTTTTCTGCTGATGGTGCGTCTTTTATGGCGTCTCAAGGAGATAAATTTAATTCTTTTGATATAGGGTATTCTAGTGCAAAATATTCTGGTAATTTCGCTGCAAATAAATTCGTGTATACAGGAAATTCTTTAAACTATGTAGAATGCCTTGAAGCTAACGATACAACAAATATTTATTTTCATTCAAATGGTTACTATTCATTCAGAGTAAACAATGAAGGCAACTGGAGCAATGAAACTCAATCTGTTTACATTACCGAACGTGGAATATCTGTTCCTGGACAAATTGGATTATATTCACAAGAAATGAGCAATTATGTCGCTAGATACTATATTGCAGGTTCAACCAAATCAACAGCTATCGGTAACAACAGTTATCAAACACGAATCTATGGATCATCTGTATGGGCAAATAAAGCTGTTTCCACTTCTGATGTTCGTCTAAAACAAGATTTCCAATCTTTAGATAAATTTGAAGACTTATATATGCAATTGCAGCCAGTAAGCTTCAAATATATTGATGGCTATGATAAATCTGAAGACAGATATTTTGGATTAAAAGCACAACCAACAGAAAAATTGTTTGAAGATATGGGTGAAAATCCAGATGATTATGCAATGTTCAACAAATTCGGCATTGATCACGAAGATATCAAAGAAAGAATCGGATATGATGTAGACTTTGATGAAGAACACGGATTAGACTACACAAATCTAATTACTTTGAATACTCACATGGTTCAGAAAACTCGTAGAGAATTAGCCGAACTTCAAAAAGAAAACGCTGAACTTAAAGATATGCTTAAAACAATCGTGAAAAAAATAAATATGTAACAAAAATTAAATAACTACTACACAGATTAGAGCAGTTTTCTGACTGCTCTTTTTGTATGCTCAAAAACAGAAAGAAAGGTGAAATACATATGGTATACACAGTTAAATTAGATGGCTCTGACGACAAAGTATTTAATCTTATGCAGTTTGATTCTATGACTTTTGACATGGAATGTAAACTTGTCGTTTGCACAGATGATCTAAAAGAGGTTAAATCAGCATTTACAAACTTCAAAGAACTAGACATCTACAGAGATGATGTGCAGATTGCAACTTATACATGCTTTAACAATTACAAAGAAATCTCTTTACAACAGGGATTATATAACAACACAAATGGAGAATGGGAAGATGCACTGATTGTATCTCTTACAAGAGCGAATATTGTAGAACAAGTGCAACGACTTGATGAAAAAGTTAATCAGGTTGTTGATATTAATGCTCTAAGCCTTGATGAATACAAGAACTATTTACAGGAGAAAAACAAAACTGCTCTCGCTGAGTTCTTAGCAGATCAGAGCGTGGAATTCAATGGTAAGCCTTATGGAGTATCTGAAGAAGATCAGAATGAAATGGCTCTGAACTTTATGCAGTATCAAGCTCTTACTACTGCTGGTCAGCAAGTAACTCTTGAATGGCATAGTAAGAAGAGTGCGTGTGAAACATTCACTGCTGAGGAATTTGTGCAGTTAACAGCAATGATCAAGGCATTTGTCTATCCTTACTTTCAGCAGATGAATGTCATCAAACAACAGATTTTCAGTTCTACTAGCAGAGAAGAATTGGACAAGATTGAAATTAAGTATGAAGTAATTCCTGTGCAGTCAACAGAACCTACTACTCCTTCAGATGGAAAAGATTCAACTACGACTGATAAGACAGATGAAACAGGAAAAGATTCAGTTACGACTGAAGAATAATTAGTTTAACAGAGAAAAGGAGAATTTTAATATGGAAATGACAAATATGCAGGCAGATATGATCTTAGGACAGTTAAATACAATTTATGCATTCCTTATGAAAAACAGTGAATTAGTACCATGTACTTTAAGTGCTGGGCTTGCCAAGAATATTAGAAAGATTCAAGGAGAGCTGAAGGAATATTTTGAAGAAAAACACAAACTCTTACAGAAATATGATATCACTACTGATGCCCAGATCAATGGTACAGAGAACGGGCAGAAATTCTTAGCAGAGTTTAATCCTTTAAGCATGGAAAACTCAGGGGTTGAGTTCCATAAGATGAGAATGACTTTTAGCGAAGTTTGTGATGTTATTGAGAATTGTCAAGGAATTCTTGAGGGAGACATCATGATTTTACAGCTTATTTGTAAAGATGAAAGTGAGAACGAAGATCAAAAAGAAGGTGAATAAATAAAATGCTACATGTAAAGAAATCATGTAAATATCTTGTCCTATTCCTCATTGGGGCATTTGCTTATTGTGGAATTGAGATCATCTGGCGAGGATATACACATTGGACAATGGGAGTGTTAGGTGGTACTTGCTTCATTCTTATTGGACTGATCAATAACAGCCGCTTTTTCTACCATCTTATGCCCTTTCGTGAGCAGATGGTTCTCGGAGGATTGATTGTTACTGTAATGGAATTCATAGCAGGTTGTATTTTAAATTTATGGTTAGGTTTAGGAATTTGGGATTACTCTCAGATGCCTTTTAATCTGTGTGGGCAGATTTGCTTACCTTATACAATCTTATGGATTCTATTGAGTGCAGTATGCATTGTTGTGGATGATTGGTTGAGATATTTAAT